CCTGCTGCCGCTGCTCGAGGATGGCGACACGATCAGCACCCGAACCCCGGGACTGGCGGTCGAGTACATCCCGAACCGCACCCCGAACACACTGTGGCGGAACAACCCGTGCGGCAAGGATCTCGGGGCCCCCGACATCGCCGGCTGCGAGGACTTCCTTGACCGCCTCGACGCCACCTACTCCTCCCTGCTCGAGGAACTGGAGCTGGCGAAGGCCCGTATCACCGTCCCCGAGCAGTGGCTCACCACCCATGCCGCCGGTTTGGGCCAGAGCTTCAACACCGACCGCAGGGTATTCACCGCGCTGGCGATCGCCCCTACGTCGTCGGACGCCAAGGTCGACATGTTCCAGCCGGCGATCCGCGTCGACGAGCATTTGCGGGTCGCACAGGAGTTGACCGAGGTCATCATCCGCCGGGCCGGCTACTCGGCGTCCACCTTCGGGGAGGACGAGAGCGGCGCGGCCACGGCGACCGAAGTGAACTCGAAGAACTCCCGGTCGCGTGGAACCCGGAACAAGAAGATCCGAACCTGGCAGCCGGCGATCGTCCGCCACCTGCAGAAGATGCTGGCCGTCGACGTGGTGATGGGGTGGGCCGACTCCAAGGTTGATCCGTCCCTGGTCGAGGTGACGTTCCCCCAGCCCGCGCAGACCCCGCTGGAACTGGCGCAGACGGTGGAGGTCTGGGACCGCGCTCAGGCGGTGTCGCTGTGGCTGAAGGTGTCGACGATCCACCCGGACTGGGACGACAGCCAGATCGACCAGGAGATCGAACGGATCCGGCAGGACGGCGCTCTCCCCGACCCGGCTGCGTTCGGGGTTGGCGGGGACGGGCTGGACGCTCCGGTCATGGATCCGGAGGAGCTGGCGCAGCGCACCGAGGTGATGGGGCAGCTGATCCGGGCCGGTGTCGAGCCGAACTCGGCAGCGAGGCAGGCGGGCCTGCAGGGCCTGGAGTTCACCGGTGCTGTGCCGGTCACGCTGCGTCAGCCGGAGAACGTGGCCGCAAAGCTCGAGCAGCCGTAGACCGCAGGAGGAAGTGGCCGTGCAGCGCTACCGCAAGAAGCCCGTCGACTGGATCATCCGCGGCGTGCAGGGCGAGTTCTACCCGTGCAAGCCTGACATCTTCGAAGCGACGTACGAGCGGGCATAGTTGGCTGCCGATCCGTCCGACGCCGAGCCGTACGTCGACCCGGTCCGCGCCGTCTTCGAGGAGATCGAGGCCGACCTCATCGAGGTCATCGCCGTCGCACTCGCGGCCGGTGTGAGCAGGGCCGTCCTGCAGCAGCGGCTCCTCGCCCACGTCGCAGGCTACGGCGGGCAGGTGCAGCAGCTCATCGGCCAAGCCCTGGCCGATGCGTTCACCCGAGGCCAGGAGACGGCCGAGGCTGACGCCGGATCGAAGGGCAAGCGGGCCAAGCCGCCCACCACCAACCCGGCCAAGCCGGTCCTGGCCCGCCTGATCCGGCAGGCGCCGACCATGGCCCTGCGCATCCACGACCAGGTGAACCGCGAAGTCACCGACGCCATGACCGCCGGCCGGTACGGCACCCGGAAGGCGGCCGCCGCCGACCTGTTGCAGAAGTACGCGGCCAAGGGCATCACGGGGTTCACCGACTCGGCCGGCCGGTCCTGGGATCTCGTCTCCTACGCCGAGGTGGTCACCCGCACCACGACCGCGCAGACCCTGGTCGACGCTCACTTGCAGCGACTCCAGTCGATGGGCAAGGACCTGGTGATCGTCAGCGAGGCGCCCGAGTCCTGCGACATCTGCGACGAGTGGGAGGGCGCGGTCCTGTCGATCAGCGGCCAGACCCGCGCCGGCCGGCAGACGATCGACGGCCACGCGGTCACGGTGAAGGGCACTGTCGCCCAGGCCAGAGCAGCGGGTGTCTGGCACCCGAACTGCTTTCCGGGAGAGGTGCTGGTCACCTCACCGGGGAAGGTGGACGCCGCGGACTCCCGTTGGTATGAGGGCGACCTCGTCGTCATCCACACTGCCAGCGGCAATGAACTGCCCGTCACCCCAAATCACCCGGTACTGACGCCGGAAGGCTGGGTCGCGGCGGGATCGCTCGACGTAGGCGACAGCGTCATCCGCTACCGCGATCGGGTCGAGCGGGTGATCGATCAGCCGGGTCCATGCGATGAGGAGATTCCAACCCCGATCAGCGAGGTCTACGACTCGCTGAGGCAGTCGGGCGCGGTGACGACCATGCGCGTGCCAGTTGCCCCCGAACAGTTCCACGGCGACGGGCTCGGCTCCGATGTCGAGGTTGTACTTTCCGACCGCTTGCTGTGGGACCACGTCGACGCCGAGGTCGGTCATGGCGGCCGCGATGTCAGCCTCGTTGTCGGTGATGCCGGACCCGCGACGCTCCTTACCTTGAGCTCGTCGCTCCAGATCCTCGGGGGTCCGCTTCATCCCGCGGACGGCGTCGTGAGCGGCGGCCACCTGGGCCGCTCGTTGCTCTGCCGTCATGGTCGACCACTTCATCCGTTCGGCTTCCGACCGGGTGCGGGTGGAAACGCCATGACGCTTGAACGCGTCGCTGATGGTGACCTGGTTGCGCCCGACGGCCAAGCCGATCTCCTCCTGGGTGAGCCCGGCCTCGTAGAGCTGGACAGCATCGTCGAGCCAGACCGGTCGCTGTCGCTGGGCACTGAGCAGTCGAGCCTCGCGGGGCGATCGGAGTTGGACGCCAGCGACCCTGAGTCGCTGGTACAGGCAGGGCTTGCTGATGCCGACGGAGGCCGCCAGCTCCTCAATGCTCTCGCCGGATCGGTAGCGACGGACGACATCGTCAAGATCGAACGGCGGCACTTTGCGGGGCATGTCTTCAACCTCCAGACCGAGAGCGGTTGGTACACCGCTGGATCGATTGTAGTGCATAATTGCCGTCACCGCGTCGGGATCTTTCTGCCGGGCCGGACCCGCCCGATCGAGGCGTCGAAGGACCCCGAGGGATCGAAGCTCCGCGCCCAGCAGCGATACCGGGAGCGCCGGGTCCGGGAGCACAAGCGCCGCGTCCTGGCCGCTGAGGCCGCCGGTGGCAAGACCAGCCCCGAGGCGAAGGCCGCCCGGGCCAAGCTCCGCGCCTACCAGGCCGACTTCGCCGCCTGGCGGAAGGCCAACGGGCGGAAGAACTTGACGGCCAGGACCAGCCTGACCGTCCGCTGACTCCCGCCCCGCGGGTCAACCGTCGCCACCCGAGTTGATGACCGACGGAAGGCTGACTGGCCGGGCAAATGGGTGGTCTTCGACCGGCTGCAGCGGCAGACCTGCCCGCGGGCGGGAGAACCCACCGAGAGGAGGTGCCATGCCTCCCCGCAAGCGTGAACCCAAGGACGAGCCCTTGGTGGACCGCATCATCGCCCAACTCGACGGCCAGACCCTGAGCCTCGAAGACGCCAACCGACTGATCGTCGCCATCCGGGCCCGCAAGGCCTGACCCCCCGGATCCGCGCCAGGCGCGCGGACATCGAGAAGAGGAATCACCATGACGGCTCCCGCCGCCCCCGCCGAAGCTGCTGCCACCACCTCGACCGCCCCCGCCGCTCCTCCGGCTGCTCCCCCGGTCGCGCCGACCGTCGTGCCACCGAACGCCACCGTCGCCGGCCAGGCCCCGCCTGCCCAGGGCGAGAACCTCGCCGACATCGACAAGGTGGAGAAGCTGCCCCAGTGGGCGCAAAAGATCATCACCGAAGCCCGACAGGGTGAGGCGAACTACCGCACGAAGGCGCAGGAGGAAGCCACCCGCACCAAGGCGATCCTCAAGGCCGCAGGCATCGAGACCGAGGAGACGGACCCGGCGAAGATCGCCGCCGAGCTGGAAAGCGAACGCTCCACCAGCCGCCAGCGCGCCGTCGAACTCGCCGTCTTCCGCGCCGCGTCCAGCGCCGGCGCCGACCCGGACGCCCTGCTCGACTCCCGCGGGTTCCTCGACAAGGTCAAGGGCCTCGACCCGTCCGACCAGAACGCCATCCGCCTGGCCATCGCCGACGCGATCCAGGCCAACCCCAGACTCGCGGCGGCCCCGGCGGCCCCGCAGGAACCACCCGCACCGCAGACACCGCCCGCTCCGGCAGCGGGAGTGTCCGGGGCCGACTTCGCCGGCGGGACCGGCGCAGCAGCCCAGCAGCTCACCCGCGAACAGCTCGCCGGGATGAGCCCCGAAGACATCCTCAAGGCGCACAAGGACGGTCGTCTGTCGGCCGTCATGGGCGCCAAGTAGCCCTCTGAAAGGGGGACCTCATGGCAATCACCAACTTCGTTCCCGAACTGTGGTCGGCCGCTGTCCAGGTCGGCTTCGAGAAGGAGCTGATCTACTCGCAGCCCACGGTCGCGAACCGGGACTACGAGGGCACCCTCACTCAGATGGGCGACACCGTCCATGTCACCTCGATCGGTGCCCCCACGATCCGCACCTACGACAAGACCACCGACATCACGATCGAGGATCTGTCGGACAGCGACACCGCCATCATCGTCAACCAAGGCAAGTACTGGGCGTTCCGAGTCAACGACGTCGACAAGGCTCAGGCCGCCGGGAACTTCCAGAGTCCCGCGATGGATCTGGCCGGCGCCGGTATCAAGGACGCTCTCGACCAGTACGTCGCGTCGCTCTACTACGCCGGCGCGGACGCGGCGAACAAGGTCGGCCGGCTGACCGTGTGGAACGGTGCGGACTTCTTCAAGCCGAACACCGGTCAGGTTACCGCGTACGACGCGCTGGCCGCGCTGAAGGCGAAGCTGGACGCGCAGTCCGTCCCGTCCTCCGGCCGGTACGCGATCCTGGACGCCGGCACCGGCGGCGCCCTTGCCCACGATTCTCGGCTGCTCAGCGCCGCCACCTCCGGGTCCGACCAGACCCTGCGGAACGGCATCATCGGCCGCGTCCTCGGGTTCGACGTCATGGTGTCGAACAACGCCCCGCTCGTCGGAGGTGCGGGCGCGGACCAGAACGACCGGGTGATCTGCGCCGGCGTCCGGTCGGCGGTGTCGGTCGCTCAGCAGCTCCTGGAGACCGAGGCTCTGCGGTCCGAGCTGCGGTTCGCCGACATCGTCCGCGGCCTGTCGGTGTACGGCGGCAAGGTGATGATGCCCAAGGGCATCGCCACCGCCACCATCACCATGGCTGCCGGCGTCGCGGCCTGATCTGATGCTGCTGTACGCCGCCCAGGAGGACATCGTCGCCTTGTGGGATCCGGACCGGGGCGATGTCCCGTCCAACGATGCACTCGACGGTGCCCTCCGGGCGGCATCGCTCCGGGTTCGGCACGCGACCCGGGCAGCGCGCTACGACGTCGGGACCGACGGGAAGCCTTCGGATCCCGACGTCGTGGAAGCGTTCCGGGACGCCACGGTCGCTCAGTGCCTGCTGTGGCTGGGCAACGGCATCACCCCCGACGCCCAGTTGCAGCAGCCGGCGCAGAAGGTGGCCAGTAAGTCCATGGGCGGCCGGTCGGTCACCTTCACCACGGACGACCCTGCGGTCACCGCGGCGAGGGTGCAGGCGGCCAAGGAACTGTGCGACGACGCCGCGCTGATCCTGCGGGACGCGGGGCTCGTCGGGCAGCCCTGGGCGTACTGATGTACGCCGACTGGTACGACCACACCGTCACCGTGGAAACCGTCGGCGCCTCGGGCGACTGGGGTGCCACCCCGAGCACCACGAGCACCGTGCCGTGCGCGATCGAGTCGTCCACCGCGGTCGTCATCACCCCCGAAGGCACCGAGGTCCGGGCGGTCTCGGTGCTGTACGCGGCGATCTCCGACCGGCCCAAGTTCACCCCCGGATCGCAGGTCACCCTGCCCGACGGCCGCAAGGCTCTGGTGCTGTCGGTGGACTCCACCGACTCGGACCCGGACCTGGGCGGCATCACCGTCCACCTCGCCTGACCATGGGAATGGACCTGGGCGGGATCCGGGCCCGGATGGAAGCCGCGGCCAAGGAGATGCGGGAAGGCGCAGCTGACGGCCTGGAGGAATGGGCCGAGTACGTCCTCCAGCAGTCTTCTCAGCTCGTGCCGATCGAGGAAGGCACCCTGCAGAACTCCGGCACCGTCGAGGTTGACCGGGCGGACCTGAAGGCTGCGGTCGGCTACGGCAACGGCGGCGCCCGGGACTACGCCGTCCGGCAACATGAGGACCTGTCCCTGCGTCACGACTCCGGCCGCAGCGGCAAGTACCTCGAGCGGCCGGCGATGCAGTCCCGGGCGGTCGGCGAACAGATCATCGGGGACGCCATCAAGCGGAGGCTCGGATGATCGACTACGCCGCCATCCTCGCCGCCCAGCAGAACGTCGACCCGATCGTCACCCGGACCGCCGAAGGCATCCGGCTGCTGCTGGCTCAGCGGTTCGACCCGGTCATCCTCGGCCACCCGACCAACGCCCCCGACTCCTTCACCGGCGTCGTGCCCTACCCGATCGAGGACAGCCTCTACGGCGACGTCATCCTCGGCATCCAGGTCCGGATCCGCGGCGGGAAGAACATGGGACCGAAGCCGGTCCTCGAACGGTCCGAGCAGATCCTCAACATCCTCCAGCAGTTGACCAACGTCGAGATCGCCGACGGCATCACGGTCGTCGTCTGCTGGCGCAACTCCTCGACCCCGATCGTCTTCGACAGCGTCCAGCGTCCCGAGGTCTTCGACTCGTACTACCTGCGCACCGACCGCCCCGCGTTCCTGTAGCCCCCTCACCCGCGTGCAGTGTCGCGGGGTCCATCACCTGAGAGGACACCACCATGCCTGCTCCCACCCTGACCCCGGCCAACGCGCCGGTCTCCAAGACCGCCGCCCGCTGGCGGCTGGCCGTCGACGGCGACTACGTCCCCACCACCCCGGGGTCCGCGGCCACCGATTCGGCCGACGCCTCGTGGCTGCAGGTCTTCGGCATCACCGACTTCTCCCCCGGCACCGTCGACTACACCGAGCAGGACGACACCGACTACGACTCCGTGGACGAGTCGGGCATCGTGTGGGCGTCGTCGACGACCACCGGCGCGGCGTGGACGATCTCGGGCACGGTCAAGCTCGCCGACTACGGCGGAGACCGTGACCCGGGAGCCGGCATGCTGGAGGACTCCAGCGACAGCCACACCCAGGTCCACGTCATGTGGTTCGACCGATTCGGCACGAAGTGCTACCACGGGTACGGCTTCGTGAAGTTCACCGTGCAGGGTGGGGCTCCGACGGACGTCTCGACCGCGCAGTTCGAGATCAAGGGTCAGGGCCTGCGTCGCACCGACTTCGCCAACCCGGTCGCGGCCGCGGTGCTGCCGAACGCGGTGTCCGCTTCCCCGTCGTCCGGTCCGGCCGGCACCACGATCACGGTCACCGGCACTGGCTTCGTCGGCGTGACCGCCGTGGAGTTCGGCACCACCGCGGCCCTCTTCACGGTGGACTCGCCGACGCAGCTCAAGGCGGTCGTGCCGGCCGGCGGCACCGCTGGCGCCCAGCCGATCAAGGTCACCAACGGCGCCGGCGCCGACGCGACCCCGCTGGCGTTCACGAAGAGCTGAGCCCATGCAGTCCCTCGGGCTGCCCCCGGTCATCGAGTCCTTGCCGCTGGACATCCCCATCGGCAACCCCCTGGCCGGGGGCACCATCAAGCGGTACAACATCCCTCCGATCAGCGGGCGGGACTACTGGCGCCTCCGGGCGGCCGACGCCCTCTGGGGCGAGATCGGCCGGGGCCGGTTGCAGCACCTGGCGCAGGCCACTCCGGACCAGGTCGCCGAGGCCGTCACCAACGACCGGGACCTGCGGGCCTCGGTCGTCGAGGTGATGGAATCGGAGTGGACCGCCAAGGACGTCGTCGCCGCCCCGCTTAGCCGCGAGGTCCACGACCAGATGCTCGCCGACGGCGTCCTGGACGTCTACATCAAACTCGCGTCCGCCACGGCCATGGCCTGGCACATGACCGGCGACCGCGATCTGGCCGCCAAGGTCTGGGCGGGAGAGAACCCGGGAAACCGCAGCGCCCGTCGCCGGAAGACCTCGACCAGTACGGCCGGGGTGAACGGGGCCCGACGGGCGTCTGGGAGTGGTACGAGCTCCCCGAAGAAGTCGAAGAGACGCTGACCCGGGACCCCCACGCCCCGACCATGCCCGAGGTGTGGGAACGGCACCGCCTCATCGCCGCCGACCTGCTGTCCGAATACGGAGTCGACGTCGACTCACCGTTGCTGGATGAGCGTTCCGGGCCCTGGCTGCAGAGGCTCATCGACGGCCTGTTCGTCTTAGACTGCCGGCTCACCCGGTCCCTTCACTCCCTGAGGGAGGAGAAGGAGCGCAAAGGCAAGGGGGGCCAGTGACTTTCAACGTCGGAGAGCTCCAGGCCACCCTTGGCATCGATGACTCCGGGATGGACGAAGGCATCTCCGGGGCCCTGGACAAGATGCAGGAGTTCATCTCCAAGGGCGGGGCGATCGCCGCCGCTGGGGGTGCCGTGATCGGCGCCGGCCTGGCCTTGGCCATCGCCGCTGCGTTCGAGGCGGACACGGTCACCCGGAAGATCCAGGCCAGCCTCGGCGCGACCGAGCAGGAAGCCGGCCGGCTGGGGAAGGCCGCCGGTTCCCTGTTCTCGAAGAACTACGGCGAGTCCATGGAAGAGGTCGGGACCGCCATCGTCTCGGTCGTCAAGAACATGGACGGGCTCCGCGACGTCAGCTCGGATGTCCTGGAATCCATTACCGGGCAGGTGATGTCGCTCGCCGCCGTGTTCGAGGAGGACTTCTCGGCGGTGACCCGGTCAGCCGGGCAGCTGATGAAGACCGGCCTGGCGAAGAACGCCCAAGAGGCCCTCGACATCATCACCAAGGGCCTGCAGTCGCCGGTGAACGCCGCCGACGATCTGCTCGACACCTTCGACGAGTACAGCACCGTCTTCCGGACCCTGGGCCTGGACGGGAAGGACGCCCTCGGGCTGCTGTCCCAGGGCCTCAAGGCCGGCGCCCGGGACGCCGACCAGGTGGCCGACAGCCTCAAGGAGATGCTGCTCCGCATCCAGTCGGGCGACAGCAAGCAGGCGATCTCCCAGCTCGGCCTGAACTTCAATGCCACCCTGACCGCGATCTCCAAGGGCGGGGAGTCGGCGAAGACCGCGACCGACACCGTGATCGACGCCTTCCGCGGGATCCAGGACCCGGCCACCAAGGCGTCCGTCGCGGTCGGTCTGTTCGGCACCAAGGCAGAGGACGCCCAGCTCGCCCTCGGCGCCCTGGATGTGGGCACCGCGGCGCAGCAGTTCGAGGACGCCTACGGCAAGATCGCCGGCGCCAGCAGCCAGCTGGACTCCACCGTCGGCGGCTCGCTGCAGGGCGCCTTCGACTCGGTGTGGCGGTCCATCCAAGGGTTCATCTCCGCCGCCGGGACCGACCTGGCCCCGATCCTGTCCACCGCGGCGGCCGCGTTCGCCGGCCTGTTCGACATCCTGCGGGGCGCGCTCGACTGGCTCAGCGACCTGCCCGGCCCGATCTACCTCATCGGCGGGGCGGTCGCCCTGTGGGCGGCGTGGGGCACCATCGCGGCCGGCGCGCAGGCCCTGGCCGCCGCCGTGGTCGGGCTCGGCGTCGCAGCCCGTGGGCTGATGGTCTCGCTGGGCCCGATCGGCCTGCTGATGGCCGGGGTCGCGACCGCCATGCTGCTGTTCTCCGACTCCTCCGGCGGCGCCGAGGATGCCATCGAGGGGCAGCAGGAGCGGTTCAAGGAGCTGAGGGACACCCTCGACGAGGCGACCGGCGCCATCACCGCGAACACGAGGGCGACGATCCTGCAGCAGACCGCCGGGACCGGCGTGGCGGAGACCCTGCAGAAGGCCGGCATCAGCCTGGACCTGTACGCCGACGCCGCCATGGGCAACGCCCAGGCGCAGCAGGAACTGGCCTCCCAGATCAAGGCGTCCCAGCTGGCCGCGATCGGGTCCGAGGGCGCCTTCAAGGGCATGGCCTCGGTCCTGGATGGAGCGAAGGTCTCCCAGCAGGAGCTGCTCGACGCGATCGACTCCGGCGACTGGTCCGGGGTCACCGGCAAGGTGCAGGGCTACGCCGACGAGCAGGCCCGGCTGAGCGGCAACGTCGGCGACGCCACGACGATCATGGACTCCTTCACCGCCGCGATGGGCCAGGCGCAGGGCCCGGTGCTGCAGCTCGGCGGCGTCATGATCCAGAACGGCGAGGCGACCGACCAGCTCGCCCAGGCGCAGAAGGACGCGGCTATCACCGCCGGCGACTTCGGCAACTCGGCGCAGGCCGCCTACGACCGGATCCTGTCCCTGGCCACCATCTCCGGCCTGTCCGCGGACGAGATCCAGCGGATGGGCAGCGAGGCCAACCTGAGCGCCGCGGAGATCGAGTCGATCAAGGCGGCGGCGAACTCCGCCACCGAAGGCGCCTCCCCGCTGGCTGAGGCGCTCGCCTCCGGGTCCTCGGCCGCCTCGGAGATGGACGCCGCCATCCAGATGCTGCAGCTGGCCCTGGACACCCTGGCCGGCAACACCATCTCGGCTGAGCAGGCGACCCGGGCGCACGAGGCCACCATCCGGGCGGTCGCGTCCGCGGCCCGGGACAAGGCCGACGCGGACGCCGCGGTGTCCGAGGCGCAGTCCAAGGTCAACGACCTGACCAACCAGGGCATCACCTCCGGCAAGGACTACGACGCCGCCACCCGGGCCCTCGTCGAGGCTCAGTCCTCGCAGGCCGACGCCAGCGACAAGCAGGCCGACAGCCTCGACTCACTGGCCGACTCCGCGCAGGGGATGACGCAGCGGGCCTTCGACGGCGCCGGCGGCATGAACAACTACGAGGCCGCGGTGCAGGCTGCCACGGCCAAGATGGTCGACCAGCGCGCCCAGTTCATCGCCTCGGCTGTCGCGGCCGGTGTCGGTGAGGAAGCGGCCAATGCTCTGGCCGACGCTCAGGGTCTGATTCCGGCCAACGTCCGAACCGCCTACGATGCGATCCGCGCCGACCAGGCCCGCCAGGCAGCTCAGGATCTCGGGCAGGCGGTCGACGGGGTCCCGAACTACAAGAGCGTCACCTTCAGCTCGAACGCCAACGTGCTGATCTCCGACCTGTCCACCCTCGAGGGACAGATCCGCCGGATCGACGGGTCCACCGTCACCGTCACCCGCCGGGTCGTCGGCGACCAGATGCTCGTCGCCAACCGGGGCGGCCAGATCCAGGGCCTGATCAAGGCCCTCAACTCTCGCCTCCCCGGGATGTCCGGCGGCGGCCAGGTGCCCGGCACCCCACCGTCGAACCCGCGGGAGGACAATGTGCTGGCCTCCGCGCTCGGGCTCCCGATCATGCTCCGCTCCCGGGAGTGGGTGCAGCCAGAGGAGTCCGTCGACTACTACGGGCCGGCGTTCATGAAGGCGGTCCAGAACCGCACGTTCCCCAAGCCGAAGGGCTACGTCGACGGCGGCCAGCCCGGGGTCCTGACCATCGCCACCCCGGGCGGCGGGCGGATGGCGCTCGATATCACGATCCGCGGGGAGGGCGAGCTCACCGGGGTCATCGCGCGCACCGCAACCGTCGCCGCCGACGGCCGGATGGCGCAGGCAGGCCAGCTGCTGACCCGGCGTCGGAGCCAGTTCACGTGATCACCCTGACGGCGGCAGCGGACTTCAGCGGCGCGGCCTTTGGCCTCCCCCCGCGGGTCCGGCTCGACGTCACCACCACCACCGGCTCACCCAACTCGGTGGCGGCGAACAGCCTGCTCACGCTGTGGCGGATCCACCAGGACGGGTCCGAGCATCGCGTCCTGACCCCGCCGGATCCGCGGTCCATCTCCGGCTCCTGGGTCGGGTACGACTACCATTCCCCGTACAACCGGGAGGTGTCCTACCGGGTGCAGGTCGGCTCAGCCTCCGCCACCGCGTCGGGGGTGTGGGTGCCGAGCTCGGTCGCCTGGCTGATCCACCCATCGGACATCACCCGCTCCGTCTGTCTCGACTCGGTCCGGTCCATCGGCACCCGATCGACGAAGAGCCGCGCGGGCCGATTCACCCCGCCCGGGGAGAAGCCGATCTTCATCAGCGAGGGCCGGCGGGACGGCATCAGCGGAGCGATCGTCGTCAAGCACTCCGACGCCGACGCGATCCTCGCCCTCACCGACGACGATCCGCTGCTGCTGATCAACACCCCCGGCGACGGGTGGCGGGTCGGCTGGATGTGGGTGCAGCCCGGGCAGATGGACTACGACAACCCCGGCGGCGCCTACTGGCCGTGGGACACCGTCACCATCCCCTGGGAGGAAGCCCAGGAACCGGACGCCGACCTGATCAGCGCCTGGACCGCCGGCATCGCCGCGAAGACGTTCAAGGCCGCCGGGATCAACGCCGGCCAGATGAAGCTGCTGTACGCCAACGCTGCAGCGCTGAAGACGAACACGACCGTCTGATGTGGGCAGTCCCCGACCCGGAGCGCTGGAAGCGGGCGCTCCGGGGTAGTCACACCGCCACGATCCGGATGGAGCTGTGGGCCGACGGCACCATCCTGTCGGAGGCCGCGCCGTTCGAAGGCGGCTCCGTCACCGACGAGTGGGTGACCGGGGCCCGACGCTCGCTGTCCACGAGCATCTTCCTGAACCGCTCGTGGCGGCGGTGGCTCGACAACTATTCAGGCCTCGAGCTGCGCCCGTACCGCGGGGTCCGGTTCAGCCGCCACAGCCTGGTCGAGTGCCCGATGGGCCGGTTCCCGATGCGGCAGCCGGACATCGGCCGCAACACCGAGGCGATCTCGGTGCAGTGCGACGACTACTTCCAGCGGGCCACCGCGTCGAAGTTCGGCGGTCCCACGATGAGCCCGGGCGGCCGGATCACCCTGGCCATCGCTCAACTCCTGACGCAGGCCGGGCTGCCGGACGCGCGGATCACCGCCACCAGCACCCGGTCCGCCGCGCCCGTCCTGCTCGACGGGAACGAGCGGGACCAGGCCGTGGCCGACCTTGCCCGATCGATCGCCGCCGAGGTGTACCTCGACCGGGAGGGTGTCCCGCGGATCGCGAACGCCCGCACCATCGGGGCGCCGACCGTCGACCTCGGCAGGCTCGGCTACCTGATCAAGCTGGATATCTCGAAGGTCTACAACGTGGTGTCCGTCCGGAGCTCGGCCAGCGACGTCGACTTCGGCACGGTCACCGCGGCGATCACCTGGCCCGAGCACCCCGCCCACCCGTACCGCCTGGGCTCCAAGAAGTACCCCGAGTACCGGGTGCTCAACTACGCCTCCCCGCTGCTGCTCGACGCGGCTCAGGGGATCGACGCGGCCCGCACCATCCTGGCCCGCCGGGCCGGCCAGGCCCGCACCGTCCAGTACAGCGACATCCCCGACCCGTCCACGGACGCCGGCGACACCGCCACCGGCACCACGAAGGACGGCCGCGAGGTCGCGCAGATCCAGACGGTCGTCACCCCGCTGACCGTCCAGGAGATGCAGGTCATCACCACCGTCTCCACGCAGATCGAGGAGGACTGATGGAGGTCCTCGTCCAGGCCGTCCTCGACGCGCTGGCCTCGATCCTGCCGAAGCTGTCCATCGGCCAGTCCCTGCCGATCCTCACCCTCAACTACGGGCCCACCGGGCTGCTCCGGGTCGAGGTGGACAACGCCGGCCAGCCCATGCCCTGCGACTGGACCCGCACCTTCGAGGCCGGCAACCCGCAGGTCGGGGAGACCGCCCTCGTCCTCTTCATCGAAGGCCAACCGACCATCGTCGACGTCATCAAGTCAGGAGCCCGCTGATGGGGACCCTCACCCGCTCCGGTGGCCAGTACTGGGAGGACAACCAGGACGCCGACATCCCGGCCGCAACCTTCGCTCTGGCGCAGTCCCTCGACGACAACGTCATCGCGAAGTTCCCCACCCTGGTCGCGCGGAATGCCAGTGAGACCGGCGGCAGCGGCTCCCTCCACTACGTCGCCGAGACTGGGCTGCTGTACCTGCGGGT